CGTTCTTCGCATCCACAATCTTCGCCAAGTACAAACTTTGCAACTGCTGCTACTCCTGTTTTTTCTAATACTGTTTCTACTATGTCGCCTACTCCTTTAGGTTCTTTCTTTTTAGTAGTTCGTTTTTTTCTCGCTTTCTTTTTTGGTTCACTCATATCTTTTCGTAATCTTGGTTTATATAATCCTCATAGTCTTCTGCTATGTTTTCTTTTATTCTTTCTTTACAATACTTAATCGTATGAAATATTGTGCTTGTACCTATTCGTGTTTGCTTACTTAACTCACGCATTGATATTTTGTCGTTTCGATAAATATTAAATATGCGCTGGTCGAACCAATGCCAAGTGCTTACTTCGGCTTGTATTCTTGCTTCTAACATCATTTCAGCATCTTGCTTTTCTATGTAGTCATATTCAACACCTAAGTTTCTACATTCGTGTATATCTACTTTCTGATGTTTCTTTCTTTGTTTCATTAAGTCACAAAATATATTTCTTAATGTGAAGTGAATGTATGCACGGTTTACTGTTCCGTCTTTTCGTAGAATCTTTGAAACGTCTGCATACTTATCTAAGCGTAAATACATTTCTTGAACTATGTCCTCTGCGTAAAGTTCTTCGCCATAGCTTTGAACTATTCTTACATAGTCATCGTGAAACTTCGCAACTTTTTTAAGCCAGTTCATTGGTTAGTATCTAAACAAATGTAATGATTATTTTCTAATAATGTATAGACGAACTTTTAAACAAATAGTTGTTAATAAAAAAAGCACCCATCTCTGAGTGCTTCCCTTATACAAATTAACCTAATTCAAAAATCAAAACAAATATACTAATTAAAATGGCATATCGTCTTTATCTTCTTTTGGTTTGTGTCCGTAACCAGCTTCTACTTCTGCTTGGTACGGTTCTGAAAACTTAATGCTGAAATACTTAACGCCTTCTTTAGATTCGTTTAGCCATAGTGCTAATTCTTTTTTTTTGCCGTCAATCATTGCTTTGCCTTTGTAATCTGGTTGCGTTTCCGTCTTTTTGTAATCGTTTTTAAAGATTGCTCCTGTGTTGTCTTTCTGTTCCATTTATTTATTATTTATTGTTTCACTTAAAATATATGCGCTTAACGTCTTTCGTTTTCGCCTTGCTTTTTCTTTTAAAAGCTTTTTTTCTTCTTGTGTTACTCTTATTGTAACGATATCATTCTTTCGTGTTTTCATCCTATTAAAGTATTATAGTATTCTCTACATTCTTCTATTCGTTTGTAGATTGATTGTATTACTTCTTCATTCCTTTCAATTACAAAATTGTTTACTCTTAAATCATCTTTAATATGGTCGAAAACGTGTCTACTTGTAACCTCGTGAACAATTATATCGTCTTCTTCTCCATCCCAAAAAGGATTTTGTTTATAGTGTTCAGTCTTTATTTCTTGAAGTAACAAATCTTCCGGTGTGTTTATTAAGCAATAAGCTAAATTACATTTTTCATATCCTGTCAAAGCTAAATACCCCATACATTGCCAGTAGTAATCTTTGTTTGGTATTTTCTTTTTAAACATAGGAAAAGTAATTCCATTCCAGCTTGTTTTAACATCAGCTAAAACCGTTTTACTTAACACATCTGTATGTCCTGTTAGATAATCATTTTCGTGTGCTATCTGTTCTCCGTTTATATGATCATCAGTTAAACCCCATTTCAAGACTTTATTAGCTAATTTAATAGCTTCCTTTTCACATTCATTACCCTTACTAGTGTATTTAGATGTAAATTCCATACATATTGAGTGTTCATTTTCTTTACATAAAGATTCAATATAACTTTTACAGGTTTCGCTAAGTGTTTCTTTTTTACTTCTTGTGTTGGTCATTATTTTACCAAGCGCACTACATCTTATTTTTAACATATTTTAAGTGCTTTAAGTTGTAAATCAGTAAGTTCGTATTGGCTTTTAAGTTGGTCTTTAGTGTATGTGCCTTCTTGTATTAACTTAAGAGCTTTTTCAAATCTTACTTTAGTTAAAGTTTCCTTAGTTTTTTCTCCTTTATTATGTGTATTCGTACTGTCAGCATCTTTAGTATCGTCAATTAAAAACAATCCGTTAAGTGCATACTTTCGTGCATAGCTTGACGAACTACCAAAGCTTTGTGCTATGTCCATCCCTTTACGATTTGGGTCAATACCAGCTTGTGCTTTTACTGCTTGTACTTTGTTGCCGTCAGTTATTACTGCCGTAGATTCAACGTACATATAACCAGCAGCTTCTTTTATTTCATCTGTTAAGTTCAATACCAAACCGTTCAATAACGGCTTAACGGCTTCCATAATATCCTCGCAACTGCGATACTTGTAATTGCCAAACTTGTTAAACTGATTCTTTGGTGCTTTTAGTTCTTGTTGGATAGCACCTAACCTTTCGATTAATGTATTCTTCATAATGTATTTTTTAAATGTGTATACAAATATACTACTTTTTATTCAATAACTTCTTTTTTTGTTTATACAATTCTATTAATTCTTTTAATTCTTCTCTGGTGTACTTTCTTATTTTGTGCGCTTCTTCGTGTAGCTTTAATAATGCTTCGCCACCGATTCGTTTTTCTATACCTATTTGATAATTAAGTAGGTTTCCGTGTTTGTGTTGGTTACAGGCAACGCATTGACCGTGAACATTATTCTCATCAAAAGTTACGTTCTTGTGGCTTGTACTAAAGTAGTGACCAGCATCAAACTTTGCACCTAATGGCTTATCGCAACTTACACAAGGTTTATGCTTATCACGCTCTCTTATGTATGCGTTGAAGTATGTTTGTGCTTTTTTAGTTAAGCTTTGCACCGTTTCTAATTCGTCTTTTAGTCGCTTCTTTTCTTTCTTCCAATTCTTTACTTTTGCCGATTCTACCCAAACACGAACACACTCACTTTTAAAGCAGTATTTTTGGTTAAAGTGTTTAGCTTCAAACTTTTCTTTACAATTTTTACAACGTGGCATTTAGAATAAACTTTTTTGTTCTGTATTCGTGTTTTTATAAGTTTCTCTTGCTACATCAAAAATAGTTTTTGCAGCTTCGTAGTCTACAAGATTTCTTGCTATTTTTCTTACGTCTTGTTTACCTTTGTATTTATAAAAATCGTATCTGTGATATTCACATAAACTTGTTACAATATCTTTTGAAGCACCTCTACTTAATTGTGGATTTTTTCTTTCGTTCATATCGTTTGGTAAATTGAAATTAGTCCAATACAAGTGTCTGCCTCTTTTTTTAGCTGGTATTAAAGGTTCGTAATATGGTATAACATTTTCTACACAATATTTACCCTCAAACCAATTATCTAAAAAAATAATTTCTTCATACAATTTCATATCTGGATATTTCATTTTCCAAACTTTATTTGTTTTCATAGAAAAATTAAATCTACTATGCGTTGGACAAGGAGGCGAACTCCAAATAAAATCGTATTCTTTATAGTGTTCTAATAAATATTGATGCGCATCTGCTACTATTACTTTATCGTTTGGGAATCTTTCTTGATACAGTTTTGCAAGTTCTTCATCTAATTCTACGGCAGTCACTTCGCAATTATCCCAAAGTAATCTATTGCCACCTAAACAAGCATATAAATTTAATACTTTCATAATCCTTCTTTTTTTATGTTTAGTTCTAACTTCAGTTTATCTATTTCGTGTTTCTGTTCGCTTATTTGCATCTGTAAACGCAAATTCGTTTTGCACTCTAAAATGAATTCTTCTTCTAACTGCATAAACACGGATTGAAATTCTGATACATCTTCTAAACTTTCAAGCATCGAATTAATAAGATCGTGTCGTTCTGGATGCGTCTTTTGCAATTCTTCAATACTACTTGTAAACTTAATAATTGTAGTTTGTAGGTTTATCTTTGCTTTTAGTATATCTATGCTTTCCATTTATTCGTGTTTTTCTTGTGCGTATATCTTATTGTAAATATTCGGTGCTGGATTTTCTTGTTCGTAATATAAAAACTTTTCTTTATCAAACCATAATTCTAATTGACCTATGTTACCAACCGAACGTGGCTTAATCTTGTTAAAGTTAATCGTTGCTAAATTGTAGCTTAAATCTTCACGGTGAACCGTAATCATACACTTGCCACTATTAAACCACTCTGAACCACCTTTCAAATCATACGGTGATGGTACGCTTCGTTTGCCGTTTACTTTTTCAGTTAGTTTTGGGTGTATAATTGTGTGTAAGTGTAGTTCGTTGTCTTCGGCTATTTGGTTTCTATACGGCAATACGACTTCTAAATATTGTGCGTAGCCGCCATATTCGTGATATGGATGGCTTAAATCTTTCCAACTATCTATACTTGCCGTTTCTAATCCGTGTTTTTGTTTAAGTTCAACTGCATAATCATAAAACTCAAACGGTGTCATCTTCGCCTTTACATCTTTTTTAGTTAGTATTTTAAAGTGTTCAAATATCCAATCTAAACTATTTGTTATTTCACGGTCTTTAATTACGTTTTTTTCTAAAGGATTAAAGCTTTTACCTGTTAGCTTATGAATTAAATCAGCTACTATTTCCACGTTGTTGCCTACATCTGGAAAGTAAACAAGATGTTTCCAACCGTAGAACTTACTTGTGTTTAGTAAGCACTCCATTAATACTTGTGTTTTTCCACTCATCGGAAAACCTGTCCAATCGGTGCAGTTTCCTAATTGCATAGAATAAAACTTATCTAAACTTTTCCAACCTAAATACTTTCCTTTTTGATTGTAGTTATCTCTGTGCTTGTATATCTTGCCAATAAT